GTGGCGGTCTTCACCAATTGGGGAACTACATGAATCGTGGCGGAAGAGCGGAACCAGTTGTTGTCTCTCAAGCGTTATCAACATCCAGCACCACTCCAACCCCTGGACAACCATCTACCACTGGTTCATGTTGGCAATTTTAGCAGCTGCCAACTGCATTAAGTCACGATGACATATTTAGAGCAATAGTCGCTCTGCTCGCTCGTAGGTGGCAAAAGGCTAGCAACTAAAGCAAAGTCACCGCGGTCGACAGCCGCCTCAATGGCTAATTGAGTAACTAATGGAACACCATATAGTTGTTCGAATAGTTGGCGTGTGTCGTGCGAAGGACAGAACTCAGGAACATGCACCACATCTGATGGTATCTCACCATGAAATCCATCCCGCACAAAGCGTGGATGTACATGTGATGTGCATTTTAATGCGTGTCGAGCAATGGCACCTATAATAGGACACTGAGGTGTCTCATAAGTAGCACTAAGTGCCTTAGCACGCAATAATTCATCCATAATTAGCGGTCCTGCATTTATGAATGACTGGGTCCAGCCGAACCCCATGAGGAATTTCCGTGGTTCACGAATGATTTCGCCGGAGCCAGCAAATACCATACCACAAAAAGACACCTCACAAGGGTCAACCACTTCTTCAATCTTAATAGTGAACCCCAACTTCGCATAATCAGCGGCACAGAGTTCCACATTAGTGCAAAAAAGGCCATCGTCACCTTCAACAAAGCCTTCCAACTCCCCGTGCTTCTCAGCAACAAGGAATTTGGCAAGCATTAAATTGGTGAAACCATTACCAAGGGAAGTACACATGTCACCCGACATGCGTCGCCCCTTCACCGCTGCTCGAACCCCAGTACGGGTACGCATGCGGTTATCCCCCATGATGACAGAGCACAAAAACTCAGCATCACGGTCGTCTCTAAGGCAGTGCCGATATAACTCGCACTCGCAAACATCTAGAACTTCGGGAGTAAAATGGCTTTCAAAAGCGGTAAAATCTGTCTGATAATAATGCCTTCCGGCCTTCTTCAGAGCAGAAATCAACATTGGACGTTCAGACACAGGAATGTGTTTAATGAACTCAGGCAATGAATATACCGCTTCTTCTATGGCTTTAAACCTGGGCCCGGACCATGCCTTAAACACGTCAGCACGACTATTAATCATGCGAGCATGTTTCCACGTGGTATAGAACTCAGATTTAACAAAAGAATCAATATGTGATGACTGGTGCCTACTAGGACGGCCCCCACGAAGGGAGTCGTTAGACAGCCTCAATTGATCTTTTCTCTGTTGATTGTAAGAAGTGCTCTCCAACCACTCCTCAAAACCCATGAACCGGGCACGCTGCACATTCGTAGCCAAAAAGGCTTTAACAAATGTGCGCAAACGTTCGAGAACCCCCTTGTCTGACGATGGAACGTCACGTAATAACCGTTGTTTAAAAGCACATTCAACGGTATCTGGATCATTAGTATCCATACAAAGGGGGGCGTACCCCGGGACAGCGCAACTGTTCAACCTCCTAAACATCCTCCTCCGATCACGACGAATCCCCGGTAGACTCACATAAGCCTTGCCAGAATTTACAAATTCTGACAAGGGACGCAAAAGTGGTGTTTCTACAACACGAGCACCTTCTGCGTACACCTTGCGGTGTGTATGAAAGGCGTCTACAGGGGCTGCCTGAAACAGGCAGCCCCCTCCCAGAAAAAATCTTCATGGGTAAGGAGTTGTTCACAAACGAGTTCTGAGCCCGCAATGAGCTTCAGAGCATCTTTGTCTGGAAGAGGAAGGGAGGCTAATTGGCGCATCTTCTGACGAAGAGTAGCTCGCGCCGCAATAGCATTCGTTCCACGGTTATACTCCGCCATCACAGAAGAAACCAGATGGGGAACATAACAAACAGAATAAGTACGTGGAAAAGGCGAATAAGCCGTAAAATAACGCATCAATGCTACAAAAATAATAATGGCACCAACCAACATAAACATGGGATGGCCAAAATAAAAACACAATGAAGCTTCCAACACAGAAAACAAAATAGTAGCAGCCAACACATAGTGACGCCACGCAATTGAGGGCGTCTCACAAACAGTGAGTTGGCAAGCACAAAAAGACTGCTTGAGTTCCTGGACATTACGGTTAGTAGCGAGTCGCTGTTCACCCACATATGGGACAACAATAGACTCGATTCGAATCTGGTCATACATAATTTCACGACCAATAAGGCGTGACATTATCATCACACAATCACATGCGGATATTGTATGACCAGCCAACGGATGTTCTACAGATGCGCGCTGCCTCACGGCAGCGGGCGTCAAGCCACCAACATCACCCAAAGGGGGGACAGGTGGCGGGACTGGCGCTGAACCATTACTAGGTGCAGCAGCCTGAGGCGGTGGGACTAAGGAAGAGGATAACATTTCTTTCGAAAGATCAACAAAAGAAGGAGGATCAACCTCCTGATCGCTGGCCTGCTCAAAGGCCTGATCTTCGACATAAGTGCCAGGGTGAAGGCCAGTTTGGCCAACAACTTCCTGAAGGTTAGCAGGGCACTTAGTGCAAACCAGTATCAACCGGTTGCGCAACCTGACTCTATCACCTTTTATCCTCATACCGGAGTAGCAACACTCCGGTTCACCAAGCATGTCACGCTTTGGTGGGCCCGGATTAGTTTCCAATCCGGACTTTAACAGCATGGCTGAGATCATGCGCTTAAGAACGCGACCATCTACACCATCAGCATTAGCTGCCTTAACATCTTTGACGGGCACGCTTGGGAGATCCCCAGTACGTTTAAAGCGAGCCACAGCTGCCGCCAAATGAAACGGCCTAGCTGTGGGAAGCGCAACTTTCTTAGTGCGCTTACCCGAACGCGAGTTCCAGGGAAGAGTGGGATGAGTACTTGAACTCATACCAATACCCTCCTCCCTCATGAAGGTGCGCAACTGATTGCTAGTCCCCTCGGCACCAGCAACAACACGCTCCTTGCGCGCAGCAGCCTTCATGCGTTCCAGGCGCTCAGCTCCATCCAATTTAAGGAACCCCTTTCCTTTAAACCCACGGAGGGCGAACGCCTTGGCGGTGGACCGTGCCATTTTAAGGCGGTCCCTATCTACACCAGCCGAACGAGCGGCAGAACGGTCATTGGACAACGCAAGTTCTTCAAATTCAACCTGCTCGCCAGTGACCCCCTCAGTGGCGTGGCCACGACGGCCACGCGTATGACGCCTTAGAGGGTTAGGCGTAAAAGAAACTTTAAAAATATTCGCAATGCTAGAACTATACCGTGGCCCACATTATAACCACGGAACCAGCCCAGTGTAGGTCGCATATTCTGCGGTATCC